AGCTGTCTATGGGTCACGAGCGAAGTGGGGCTGGCAGGTCGGTAAACATTGGTTTCACAGCTGCTTTTGAACAGTCCCCGCTTGTACTTAGCATCAATGATGATTGGCTGCTGACGAGATCATTTGATTTGACTCCATGGGCACAGCTTCTCCTCGAGGATGAACATTTTGGAGCGGTTAAGCTCATGGCACCGCACCCTGATACGAGTGGTAGAATTACACCATTGTGGCGAACACCTACTGAGCAATATGGTTGGGGAGTAATACTCGACAGACATAATCTGGCAGCAGGACTTCTCCCATCTCTCTACCACAGACGATTCTTCGATGCTTACGGCTGGTTTGAAGAGAACGTTAGTGCTTGGGACTGCGAGCAGTTGTTCAACGATCAGTTTTGTCGATCACAAGGACCAGAAATAGTCATGGCGCTGCCCTCATTTTGGGAGCCAGGACCAGGCAGCATTGTAGAACTCGGGCAAGAAAGTCCTGTGAGGTCTTAAATGGAGTGGCCCAGCTCGTGTATCTGTCTGCTGACTTATAATCGTCTAGAGTATGCTGAACGTACTTTGCGGTCAGCGCTAGACAATCTACATTACTCTGGCGAACTTCGAGTACATATTGCGGATGATGGTACTAGTGAAGAGTATCGTGAGCAGCTTAAGGAACTAGCAGGTGGCTATGCACATGTCGTTGGTGTAGGTGTGTCGAATTCAGAGCGACGAGGTTACGGAGCTAACTACAACCTAGCAATGCAGACGATTCATGCTCACTCCTCGATTATCTTACCTCTCGAAGACGACTGGCAACTTCTTCGACCTTTTGACCTTGACCCACTAGTCTTGGCGTTAGGAGAAGCGACGTTTGGCTGCATTCGTCTTGGCTATCTCAGCTTTACTCAGCCTCTTCAAGGTCGACTAGTAATAGCAAACAATCTGATCTGGCTTCTCTTCGATCCCGACTCAGATGAGCCTCATGTCTTTGCTGGTCACCCACGTCTAGAAACGATTGACTGGGAAAAGACAGTTGGGCCGTGGCCAGAGGGACACGATCCTAATACGACGGAGTTTGTTGTCTGTCATAACGTCGATGCTCGTCAGGGTGTCGTATGGCCAATGAGTCTTCTAGTAGCTGGTGGAGGGCTCTTCGTTCACATCGGGGCTTGGGAAGCAGGAGAAGGTCGAGTATTCCCTCGTGTGGAGACTACCGTATGAAGTTGTATCTGTACCCTGAATTCGCTGGCGAGGACCAAGGAGACGGAGGGATTCGACGCGTTGTCGAAGCTCAGAGGAAGTATCTGCCCGAGCTCGGTGTCGAGGTCGTTGATCAGCCTGCTGATGCTGATCTGATTGCTTGTCACATCTCAGTCCCATCGACGTTCTGGTCTAACTATCGTGATAAGCCAATCATCGTCCACAACCACGGTCTATACTGGGATGAGTATGCTTGGCCGAACTGGGCTCTCAAGACAAATGAGCAGTGTCTCGAGTCAATTCGTCTAGCAGATGCTGTAACTGCTCCGAGTGAGTGGGTTGCTCAAGTTCTTCGTCGACATACGATGAGACGGGTTACTCCTCTCGTTCATGGTGTTGACTTAGCCGAGTGGCAAGCTCTGAAGAACCAAGGATACGTCTTCTGGAATAAGACACGCCAGGACCCAATCTGTGACTCAAGTGTCGTTGACGAAGTCGCTCAGCGAATGCTAGAAACGCGATTCGTTACGACATTTGGGAAGGAAGCTTCTAACGTTCTCGTCACCGGGAAGCTTCCTTATGAACAAGGAAAAGACCTCCTACAGCATGCTGACGTCTATCTTTGCACGTCTCGAGAGACGTTTGGGATCGGGACTCTCGAAGCAATGGCTTGCGGAGTACCCATTGTTGGTTGGGTTTGGGGCGGACAGAGAGAAATCGTAGAACATGGTCGAACAGGCTGGCTCGTAGCTCCTGGCGACTTCGATGGACTCGTCGAGGGTATCAAGTGGGCTGTAGAAAATCGTCGAAAGATTAGTCGACTCGTTCGTGCTGCTGTCGAGGAACGATACCAGTGGCAGAACATCATCCCACAATACGTTCAGCTCTACGAAGAAGTCTTATCTCGACATCAGATAGTTCGACCCAAAGTCTCCGTGATCGTTACTGCGTACAACCTCGAAGCTTATCTGCCAGAGTGTCTCGATTCCGTTCTAGCTCAGACACTCCAAGATTGGGAGTGTATTATCGTCGATGATGCTTCTCCCGATCACTGTGGTCAGATCGCTGACAGATACGCGAAGAAGGACTCTCGAGTTCGAGTAATCCATAACGAAGCGAATCAGTACCTCTCAGCTGCGAGGAACACTGGGATCGCGAGTTCTCAAGGCAGGTACATTCTCCCACTTGATGCCGATGATATGCTTGCCCCACAAGCTCTTCAGCTGCTATCTCAAGCTCTAGACGACGACAGAACGACTCATATTGCTTACGGTGGTGTCGAGTTTCTCGAGTTAGATGGTCGTCGATGGCACTCAGGTTGGCCGATGCCATTCAGATTTGAGTGGCAGCTTCAGCAGAAGAATCTTCTTCCCTACTGCTCGATGTATCGACGGGAAGTTTGGGAAGATACGGGTGGGTATCGAACTCGCTGCCGAACGGCTGAAGATGCTGACTTCTGGGCTCGAACTTGTAGTTATGGCTATCGTCCGACGATGGTCACAACAGCTGATACGCTCATCTACCGAAATCGTCCCGACTCGATGAGTCGAGTTCAAGCTCCAACAGATTGGGCTGAGTGGTTTCCATGGTCGTCTCACCCAGAGATTGCTCCTGCTGGAGCAGTCTCAATCAAGCAGCTGCCGGTCTCTTCTCTTGAGCCTACTGAAGTAGCAGTTGTGATTCCTGTTGGTCCCGGTCATGAGAAGTATCTCATGGATGCTGTTGACAGCGTTGACGGTCAGACTTTCAGACGATGGGAATGTATCGTCGTGAACGATACGGGACACCCTCTCTTGTTACTTCCATCGTGGGTGAAGGTAGTCGAGACCGGTCAAGCTACGCCTGTCGGCGTAGCGAAAGCTCGTAATCTTGGCATTGAATCTGCTGACAGCCCTCTGTTCGTCCCGCTTGATGCTGATGACTACCTTCAGCCAACTGCGTTGTCCTTGATGTGGACTGTTTGGCAGGAAGTTGGTGGGGTTGTCTATTCAGATTGGTGGGAAGTCTTCGATGATGGTGAGCTCCAACTCTATAAGCCTCCTGAGTACGATGCTGCACTTCTCAAACAGAAAGGCTGTATCCACGCAGTTACAGCTCTCTACCCTCGGTCAGCATGGCGAGAGGTAGGTGGCTTTGACGCTTCCGTAGCTTGGGAAGACTGGGACTTCCAGATTGCTCTTGCGAATATTGGAGTCTGTGGGAGTCGAATTCCCGAGCCTCTCTGGGTCTATCGCAAGACAACTGGTCTGAGACGAGAAGAAGCTCAAAGAAACTTCGACGAGAGTAAGTCAACTGTTCTTGCTAAGTGGGGTGAACTCTGGGAAGGGAGACTAGAACTCATGGGCTGCAGAGCTTGTCCTGGGGGTGGTGGACGAATCTTACAGGCGACTCCTCCTGCTGAAGGTCGACTACCGATTCCCGGGAATGACGATGTCGTAGTTATTCGATACACGGGAAGTTCTCGGGGCAGTCGGGCCTTTAGAGGACCAAAGAGTGGTCGAGTCTATTTCTTCGATGCGACTCCTTCAGGACATACTAAGTACGTCCTTCGTCAGGATGCCGAGTTCTTCCGTGGTATGCTCGACTTCGAGATTCTTCTACTTCCTGAAGGGTCGGGTCAACCTGATCTCGTAGTTGTTGGACCACCGGGAGTCTAAGTTGGAAGCTGCTCTCGTATCTGGATTGGCCGGCTGGAGAATCGCTGCACTCCTTGTCTACGAGAGAGGGCCGTATCGAATATTTGAACGATTGAGGTGTCTTCTTGACATCACTCATAATGAACAAGGAGAACCTCAATCATGGCCAGATACGCTTGTCGGATCTCTCTTCTCTTGCATCTGGTGTATGTCGATCTGGACGAGTCTTCTCATGTGGGTTGTCTGGCAGTGGCTTTCTGAGCCTGTAGTCATCATTCTAGCAGCAGCGACCGTTGCAGTTGCTGTCGAAGAGTGGAATCATGGTCGATAAGAAGGAGCTCTGTCGATGTATCAGTCATCACTGGAAGAGACAAGAGGAGATCGTAGACGGTCGTGAGATTACTCAGCTGATCTGTTGTCGATGTGGCGAGCCCGGGCCAGCTCACGTCAACAAGGTCTTTATGATACGAAGTAGTCAAGAACTGAGAGAATCGGAAGAGGACATGGGAGAAACAGGGTTTGCTCTTATAACTAGCGGGGATGATGAATCATACCACCCCCAGGTAGAAGAACTAGCTCACACGTGTCCTCTAAAGGATTTTCCCAAAGGGTCTTGTAAGGGGAGGGACAATGGCTCGAGCCTCGATTGTGACTAAGCTGTCACTGGACCGATGGGCCCAGATCATTGGGATTCATCCTCTTCACTTCAATGGGGTTAGTGTCGTTGATCTAGCTCCACCGACACTCTGTTCGACTCCTTGGCTTCAGTACCCATGGCAGCAAGCCGATCGAGTTGCTCGTGAGACGATTGCTGAAGCTATTGCTCAAGCCGAAGCCGACATCGAGAGTCAAGTTGGCTTCAGACTTCTACCGTCGTGGGAAGTCGACGAGTGGAATGAAACGATTCGTCCCTATCGTCCTGAGTTCGTCAATCTCTCAGCTACAGGGACTCGGGGCTACGGCTCGAGCGTTCGAACTCAGTGGGGGTGGTTCATTACAGGCGGCGTTGAAAAGAAGACTCTGATCCCGAATCCTACTGCCATTGTCTGGAGTGACCCCGACCTCGATGTAGCTTATGAGGAGCTAGGAACGATTACAGTCGCTACGACAGTCACTGATCCCTGCGAACTGAGAGTCTACTATCCCGGTAAGCTGGGAGATGATGCTTGGGAGATTAGACCAGCTAATGTCATAATTGCTGGAGGAGTCGCAACGATTACATTCCGTCGTGAGTTATGTGTACTAGAAGCCTTACAGGAGGCTCTCAATGCCGAGGCAGTTGATGGTGATAATACTCAAGATGCTAACTTCCTTGCTACAGTTGACGTGTATCGTCGTTACAACGACCCTCAGACTCAAGTCTCATTCCTCTGGGAACCTTTAGGAGACTGTAGCTGTGGCAGTACGACTTGCATTAGATGTCAGCAATCTACTCAAGCGGGCTGTCTGTATCCACGAGGCGATCTGAAGTACTCGAGAGTTGTATTCCAGCCCGGGACTTGGGATGCAATAACCGAAGACTTCAGCTCTGACATATGGGCTGTCAGTCATCTTCCCGACGTCGTTCGTCTCTACTACCAGGCAGGGCTGAGTAGTCGTCGGGTAGCTTGCCCTGACAAGCTAATAGACCCGAGCTGGGAGCGTGTCATAGCTTACTACGCTTGTACGTTTCTCGATCGTCCTCCCTGTGAGTGTGAAGCTCCTCATAACTCGATCGAGAGATGGCGAACAGATCTTGCCTTCGCGTCTGGAGCTGACCAGTTTTCTAGTTACAGCTTGAGTCCTGGGGATCTTGATAATCCGTTCGGGACTCGAGCTGGAGCTGTATTCGCCTGGAAGAGAGTCGTGAAGGAGTCTCTAGTGGGAGTAGCATGAGAACTGTACTGTATACTGATCTCTTTGGGAGGAAGACTCGAGTTCTGATCCCTGGTTCTGCACCCGACTCAGAAGCAGCTCTTGGGATCGTTCAAGGGCCTCCGCCTCTTGAGTCACTAGGTCTGCCTCTCGAAATCGAAGTCAGACTCCACAACCAGCTGTATGATCGAGAGCTCTTTACTCTAGCTGATCTTCGACGCCGACCGAACGACCTGCTCGGGGCAGTCCTATCAGCGATGAAGGTGGATGCACAACGCGTCAAGCAGGTCTACCAAGACTTTTCACCAGAGAAGTCTAGAAGGGACGGTCAATCATGATCTGGGCTGTCACTACCAGGGGTCTCTACTGTTCAAGAGACGGAGAGACTTGGACTCTAGTTTCAGAAGGAGGCTAATATGGCTGGAAAGAAGCCGATCACAAAGACACCGTACTCACGCACCTTCCTAATTGAGGATGGTGCAGGGCCTGCCAATACTCCTCTGTATATGGCGATGACCCGGGCAATGGCGTTTGACTGGCCTCAAGGGGACGTCACTCCAATCAGGATTCCGGATCCTGACGTCTACAACCAGTTCATCGTCATCGACGAGATCAAGGGAGCTCAAGGTCTACCGTCTCTACCTGTTCAGAGTCGGTACCCTCGAGACCTCTCAGATCTCTTCAGGATCGTTCGAAAAGGTTGTTCGCTGGATCTTCAGGTCCACATCGGCGCCTGCTACAACCCGCAAGACTTCGATGGTGGTTGGGAGAAGGTCCTCGTCCTGGAGACTGCTCGACCGACAGGGTACACGACATCGGAGCTTGGTGCTCTAGATCAAGGTGAAGACGCCGCGGTCAACGAGGACGTACCGTTCACTGGTCGAGACGCTTACGAGCTCAAGCGGCTCCTCGTCGCTGAAGTCGCAAAGACGGAAGTTGTCCAGGAGATCGTTGCAGTAGCAATCTGCGACTCGAAGCAGTGTGGTGCCTGTGGGATCCCAACAGATGGCTGTCAGAAGCTCTTCGCTATCGAGAAGGCGACTGTTGCTTCTCCAGGTATGGCAGCTGAGCTGATCTTCAGTGCTGATGGGGGAGCTGTCTGGGGAGAGACGAACGTTCTTACTCTTGCAGCCAACCAGGATCCTAGTGATATCGCCTGTGTTGGGATTTACCTCGTGGTGATCTCGAACGGTGATTGCTCTCTCCACTACGCTGAGCTCGCTGACATCCTTGCAGGGACTGAGATCTGGACTGAGGTGACGACTGGTCTGGTGTGCCCTGCTGGTGCCCCGAATGCGATCTTCTCGATCAGTGCTGCTTTCTCTTGGCTCGTTGGTGACGGCGGCTACATCTACTTCAGTAGTGACCCCACAGCTGGAGTCTCGGTTCAAAGTGCTGCTGGTATCGCGACGACGGAGGATCTGGTCGACATTCATGGGTGTGACGAGCTGAACCTCGTCGCAGTAGGCGGAAACGGCGCTGTTGTCTACACCGAGAACGGTGGAGACACGTGGGCAGCGGCTTCTGATAGTCCTGCTGCTGTCGACCTCAACACTGTCTGGGTCGTCTCCAAGTACGTCTGGTGGGTAGGTGCATCGGATGGTCGTCTGTGGTACACCCGTGATGCTGGTGTGACTTGGACGGAGAAGGCTTTCAACGGGAGTGGTACTGGAGAAGTTCAGAAGATCTGGTTTAGTACTCCAACAGTCGGATACCTTGCTCACACTACTGCAGCGCCGAAGGGTCGAATCCTTCGAACGATCAACGGTGGCTACAGCTGGTACGTCCTTCCTGAGGGTGCGGCGACGTTCCCGGGGAACGACGCGATCAACGACGTTGTTGGCTGTGGTGAGAACCCGAACTTCGTCTTTGGCGGAGGTCTATCAGACGCAAGCACCGACGGTTTTGTAGTCATAGCGTCGTAGCGGTAGCTACGGCAGAAGGAGGGAGTCGTGGATGTCACTGACCAGGAACCTATCGAAGCGGCGGCTAGTGCTGTTGAAGAGGTGCAGGACGATACCTTGACGCTTCAGTCAGGTGTCGTCCTGCGTTTGAAACCTATCTCTCCCGGACTCTTAAGGAGAGCAGCAGCGAAGATTCCTGAGCTCGAAGTCCCTAGAGTCTATCTTGACGAGAAGCAGCGAGAAGAAGAGAATCCGAACGACCCTCGATATCTTCAAGCTCTTGGTGAGCGAAGTGAAAAGCAAGCTCTTGCTCAGATGGACGTAGCGATTCTCTATGGAACTGATGTCAAGTTAGTCCCTAAAGGAGTGTTGAAGTCTGATGGTGATTGGGCTGAGCCCTTTCTCGAAGACGGGATCTTGTCAGAGGTTGATCTCGACAGCTTTCGTAAGCGGTATCTGAATTGGATGCTCTTCTACGCTCTTAGAGGAAGCGACGAAGCGAAGTTGTTTGCTCGGATCATTGCTCTCTGCGGACTTACAGAGGCGGAGGTAGCTGAAGTGATGGCATCCTTTCGGAGTCGAGGTCTTTGGGGAGCCAATCCTCCGGTACCCACGGAAGGGAGTAGTTAGTACAGGGATTACGTTACTCCCACCGTTACCTGGACTGGTGCCAGAGATTGACGAGAGAGAAGCTGCTAGATTCTGTGGGTATACTTGGTGTAAGTGGCGAGAACTTGATCGACTCGAACGACTCGATGGAGTGGCTCACTACAGACTCTCTAACTTGATCGATATACGACGTGAGGATGCGATCAGTGAGGCGATGACTCGACGAGCAAAGCATTGAGGTAAGAAATGGCGCTTGATCGCGTCGGTGTACAAGCAGTTATCGAGGGGCTTGGATCCTACCAGTCGGGTGCTGCTCAGGTGCAAGCAGCAAACCGTGGGATGGGTGCGTCGGCTGAGTCTGCTGCTTTGCAGACGAAAATGATGAGTTCCCAGTTCAATCTCGTTGCTCTTGCTGCGGCTGCTATCCCTGCTGTGCTTGGAGCAGTAGCCGCTAGCGCTGTTATGATGGGCATTGGTCTTGCATCCAGCTTAGAACAGTCCGAAATCGGTTTCACTACCATGCTTGGCTCGGCGGAAAAAGCCAAGTCCTTCCTCAAGGAACTTCAAGAATTCGCAAAGGCCACGCCATTCACCTTTAAGGGGTTGGTAGGCTCCACGCAAATGCTAATAGCCATGGGCTTTTCGGCAGAAGAAGCAATTCCTATGCTCAAGGCTATTGGCGATACAGCAGCTGGTCTTGGCGCAGGTGAATTTGGTATCCAGCGTATCACTCGTGCTCTTGGTCAGATGCGAGCTAAAGGCAAAATCTCTGCTGAAGAAATGCGGCAGCTAGCAGAGATGGGCGTACCTGCTTGGGAAATACTTGCAACTGCTATCGGTGTAACAATTCCCAAGGCCATGAAGATGGCTGAACAAGGAGTACTTCAAGCAAGCGAAACTATACCACTACTAGTTGCGGGCATGAGTAAGAAGTTCGGTGGCTTGATGGAGGCTCAAGCCAAGACCGTTACAGGCATGATGAGCAACATCATGGACTACTACCAAATGGCAATGGCTATGGCTGTCAAACCAGCCTTGCCTATGATAAAGGAAGCAATGTATGCCTTGATGATGTTCTTAGAGACAGCAGGGCCGCAATTTGCTGCGGCAGTAGGGTCTTGGGTACCTCCTGTTGAGAAGAATATCAAAGCTGTTATTGGCGGTTTGAAGACCGATTTCTCTATTCTTGCAGGTAGCATGAAAACAGCTGCTCCTGCTATGGC